GTAGCACTTCCATTGTATCTATCTATTAAATACTGGTAGTAGTTATTATCTTCTCCGTATGCTACCCATTCTTTGTTTTTATACTCTTTTACCTCTGGTGTAGTATAGGTACTTAAATTTACAATTCTTATGCTCATATTATTACGTAATCGTTATTATAGCTATCCTCTGTGATATACTGGTCTTTATTTATGTCGTAGTACTCATTGTTTGACTGATTTACCGTTTGGTTAGTACAGAAAACTTTGTCTTTGTACACTATGTCTCCGCCATTACTAGCAATCAATTCCATTGTATAAAAATTATTTTCAACTAAAGTTCCCAGTATTGCATCAAACTTTAAATAGTTACCCTCTACAATAGGGGTTGAATTTACCTCAATACTTATGTTTGTAGTTTCGTTTCTGAGTCTTACTGTTAAGTCCCCAGTATTGTATTTTCTGGGTATAACATAAAAAGTCTTGTTTCCGCTTGTGCTTATTAACTTCATACTATTATAACGTATCTTTTTACAATTTTGCACAAAAAAAAGGGTAACCGTTAAGCTACCCCTCTTTATATCCTTAAATCTTATTAAGGGGTAATCTGTACTCCAGATGTATCCGCAATAACAATCGCTGGTGTTACAAAGAAAGCTGGTAACTTCTCTTGTCCAGCCATAGTCAATGTAAAACCACTTAAATCGCCCATAGCAGCTCCAGTAACGATAGTACCTCCACTACAATCAGCTCCGTTTACCGCACCGATTAAAAGGTAATTTCCGTTATAATCCTCAATAATTACGTGAGGTCTAGCTTTTACTATCTCGATTAACTCTTGCTGAGTAGCTAAATCTAATTTTGTTAATGTTAAATTTAATGTTTGCTCGTAAAAAGCAGTTCCATTTTCTCGACTTGAAGTAATAGTTTGCTCTAAGCTAGAGTTTCCTTTTACATCAAACTTAAAAAAGTCGATTCCACTGCCACCAAAAGCAGTAACTTCTCCAGCTACAATAGTCAATTCTCCTAATGTATCATAGTCAGCAAAGTATGCAGCTTTAATGCCTCCAACACTATCCTTGCAAGGTACTTTACGTCCTGTATTTAATAAACACGCCATATTATAGTTTTTTTAAATAAAAAAGGGTAGGCAGACGCCCACCCCTCTTCGTTATTAATTAATTATTGTTATACTGTGTACCACACAATCTCGCTTCCTAGTCCGTACTGTACTCCAGAAGTAAATCGCATAATCATACGTACATTTTGTGAGCCGTCAAGGTCAGCCATATCTAGCACCTTTACCTCATTTTGGTCTGAAAGTAAACCAGTTCCAAAGAATAGGTTAGATTTCTGAGCCAAAACCATATTGTTGTCAGCTAATCCGTTAGCAACAAAGATTTTTACTCCGTCAAAAGATAAAGCTCCAGATCCATTGTACCACTGAGTTCCTTTATCATCTGTACCAGCAGCACCAATGTTAGCAGCAAACCCTCCTAAAGCACGTACATAAGCCTTAGCTACGTTTTGTGATACATATAAGAATAAGTCTTCTGAGCCATAAAGAGAGCTAGGTAGTAAATCTACTGTATCACCCATTTTAGCAATAACATTTGCAGAAGTAATAGCAGCAGTTGTAGGTACGTCAATAACATCTGCGTCAGTTGCAAACAATGTTGTAAAACCGTCAAACTCTCCAGCAGTTGCATTAACTCCTCTCCAGATGTTTTGCTCAGTCTTCTCAGCTACTTTAGCAGCAACGTAAGCAATTAAATAATCTGCGAATTTAGGTGGTAAGTTATCGTAAGCCGATACTCCCATTTGCATAGCCTCCCAGTCAGAACGGAAGTCTTTTTTACACAATTGTAGGTTTACTTGAAACTCCTCTGGAGTCAAGATTCTTTCAGTCAATGTAACTACATCATCTTCAGTAGTAAAGTCACAAGTACCGTCTACTATAATAGAGCCAACTGCAAGTTTCTTAATTACTTCTTGGAATTTTACATTTGATTTGATTGTGATACCGCCATTAGCTAGTGTGTTTCCAGAAAATAAAGCAGCTGCAATATATTCTCCAGCAAATTCTCCAGCATATGTAGTAGTCAATCCGTTTAAAGAGCCGCTTGGGTTAGCTACATCTCTTAATTTTACGTTTTTTCTCATTTTTATTTGTTTAATTTATTTAATACTCGGTCTAAAATTGTTTGTTCTCTGTTTTGTGAGAATTTAATCTCTGTTCTTTTTGAAGTCTGCTTCTCTGGAGAGTGTCTGAATTTTTTACTCATTTCTGTTTTCTCTTCTTTTTCCTCTTCCTTTGGAGCTTCCTCGAATTTCTTTTTAAGCTCTTCGATTTCTTTTTTAACCTCTTCAATTACTGGTGCAATTACTTCGACTACTGCATCAACAATAGCTTCAACCTCTGGTGCAATAGCTTCTGGCACTTCAGTTTCAATTGTTTCATCTTCTGCTTCGACTTCAACCTCTTCTGCTGGAGCTTCCTCGCTACCAATAGAAGCAATAATGCCTTCCTCTTCAATAATTAAAGCACGTCCATCTTCAAGCGAATACTCGCCAATAGGTAGAGCCACTTTCTCGTCTTCTGTAAGAATAAAAACAGACTGTCCAGCTTCAAAGCTCTCTGCTTCGATAACCGTACCATTGTCTAACTTCATCTCTGCTAACTTTACGTCTGCATTTAGAAGTTTTTTTATCTTACTTAACATTTCTGTTGTTTTCATATATATATTTATTTAATTAATTATCTTAATATCCAGTCGCTATTTCTAGTGCGTCTCTTAATATATCATCATTTAAGTCAAATCCTAAGTCTCCCTCAATATCATCAGAGTTAGGTATAACGTCAGAAACGGAAAGTCCCAATTCTTCTGCTTTATTAACAACTTCATCATATAAATCTGCCGTCGACATTCTTAAATCTTCCATATCGCCTTTAACACCTTCATAAAGACTAAGCTCATAATTTAAGTCACTCAACATTCCAGTGATTTCTCTATACTGCTCCTCTATTCTTTCAATAGACTGCATTGTCTCAACTAGAGCCTCATTATATAAACTATAAGAAGTTTCTAAGTCAGCAACTCCAGAAAGCTCTACTTTCTCTTGTTTACTTATTTTCTTTAATATTGCAAATACTTTATTGTCCATAGTTTGTATTTTTTAAAGTCCTAGTGAATTAAGCTCTCCGACTTGATCATCAAATTTGCCTTCTAAATAATCTAAATACTCTATTGCATCAAAATGCAACCGCCAGTCTGGATAAACATCGTCAGCTTCTAATCCTAGCTCTTCTGCTTTAGTTCTTATCTCTTCTAAAATCTCTTTATCTCCAGACACATCGCCAACAGTTATAAAAGACTCACTGTTATTAATGTAAACATCTCTGAGTACTGATCTTGCCTCGTAAAATTCTTGAAACTTCTCATCGTACCACTCCTCAACCGAATAAGACAAACGACCTGTTTCGTCTTCTAGTGAAGTGTAATCGTAATTAAAACTATCTACTAAACTCAAAGCGACTTTATGCTCCTTGCTTAACTCTTCTTTTTTCTTTTTACCAAATAATCGGCTAAATGCTCTTTTTTCTGTACTCATATCAATATAACGTTGTTTAAAATTAGTTTTGTATTTTCATTATCCTTTTTGTTGCTTCTAACTTGTTTAAATTCTGTTAATAGATCCAATACCTTGTGCCCACAAAGAGCCGTCACAACACTCTCTACTATATGTGTTCTTGTCCTTACATAGACAAGCTCTTCTGCTATTCTTAGGACTAGTTAAACTAGGTGTGCTATTATTTTTTTTCATTGTCTAACTTGTCTAGTTTATTAATTGCCCATTCTACTCCAGATGTTCCACCCCAAGCGTCCCACATAATTCCACCGCAACCCTCTGAATAAGGAACGTCTTTATTTTGTTGATGTCTTTTAAAACTCGCCATACGTCCAATAGTATCTCTGCTTATTTTTTCTCTTCTAGCTAACTGTCCAGCTCTAGTCCAGCCTACTTGAGTACCGCAAGAACTTCCGTTTTTCTCCTTCCACTCTATTGCTCTTTTTGCATTATTAGTGGCACTTTCTGGATAGTCATTGTAACTTTCAAGTTCAATTTGACTCTCTAAAATCATTTGTTTAATTTTCAGCAATTCAAGTCCAGCTTCAATCTCTCTGCTTAACTCTTCTTTTTTAGTCTTCTCAGTGAAGTACCCCTCAATACTGAAGCCTTTTACCATTCCAGTCTTAACAAACTCTTGCCAGACTTTTTCGTTGTTTACTTTAACAGTGCCAACCCAAGTTCCTAAAGGCAAGTCCATATCATATATAGCACTCTTGTCTTTCTCTTTATCTTCTAATATCCAGCTCTCAACTAAACTAAGTCCAGAAAGCTCAAACTGATGCTCAAACGTAGAGTTATTTTGTTTGTTGTTTATTAAATACATTTCAGAAGCCTTACGTACTGTTTCCTTAGAAAAATAAATATAATATTCGTCCTCTCCGTCTTTACGATATATAGTCTTGTTTGGTATTAACAAAGCACCAGTCAATAGTCTTTTATCGCTATCAACCTCAGCCAGTTTATATTCTTTCTCCTTATTTAACGCTACAAAGTTCTCCTCTATTGCTGGGTACTCAACAATGCTTATTGCATCTATTCCTGAAAACTCTTCGTCTTCCTCTATTATTAGCTCAACTATTCTCATATTATTATAACGTTATTTATTTGTTTTTTGTTAAATTGTAGCTCCCTCTACTATATTGTTTTCTAAACTCTGAGCCGTAGTAACATCATTTGACACTACGTACGCTTGTACTGGCTCGTTTGTTTGCTCTGCTACCGTATCTGCTAGAACACTTGTTTCACTTGCACCTACTACGTTAAAACTTGGTGCTTGTGTTTGAGCTGGAGCTCCTCCGCTTCTCGGTACACCTCCACCGCCTTTTGGACTTCCACCCCCTAAAGCAGAAAGACCCTTTGCAGTAGCAGCAATGTTTCCAGCAATACCTAATCCAGCACTAACCGAGTTTATAGCAACCCAAGGCAACCCTCCTGTTATTGGCGATGCACTTACCGCTTTTGCATTAGCCACTCCAGTATTAACTAATATTTTAGCAATACCAGCAGCACCCTCCGCAATAAGTAATGCTTTTTGAACTGCGACATTTTCTCCAGCAATATCTTTTAGTACACTAATCCCTTTTTGAGCAACATCTAAAGTAGCATTTTGAACAGCAGCTTTTGCTTCTTTGGAAGCTAAATCAATTTCTGCCTCCTTGTCGGCAAACTGTTGTTTTAAATCTATTTTTTGCTGGTCTGTTAAAGCAGTATCCTCTAACATCAAAGCCTCTCTTTCAACTATGAAACTCCTTTTCTCTTCAAACGACATTAAATCAAACTCCTTGTCTAACTCATATTGTTCCGCAGCTTTCTCTTGTTGTGCTAATAACTTAGCCTCGTCCTCTATATCAAAACGGTCTTTTAATTCTTTTAGCTTAGTGAGTCTAGCCTCTTCTAATGCAGCAGTGTCTTCTCCATATAATATTGCAGAAGCTTTTAGCTTATCGTACTCTTCATTTACTAACCTTAACTTCTCAGCTCTTTTTTCTGCCTCTGTGTCAATCTCTCCTTTACGTATAGCTTCTAACGCAGCTTGTTTATCTTTCTCAGCTTGTATCTCAGCATCGTCTTCTTTTTGTTTCTGTGCTTTTCTCTTCTCTGCTTGTGACTCTTTCTCTTTATCTTCTTGAAGTATAAATCCGTCTCTTGTGTTTTTTAGCTTTCTTAATTGAGCCTCTGTTTCTTTAATAGTAGCGTCAGCCTCAGTAGCAACATCTTCTGGGTCAAATATCATTTCAGCAGCTCCCATAACAAAGTCTTCCGCTAAAGTAGTACCCTCTTCTATTACTCCAATTTTAGCTAGTGTCTGGCTAATAGCATCAACTATTCCTAATATTATAGTAATAGGTGCAGTTAGAAAAGCTATAATACCAGCAGCTATATCTCTGTTTCTCTCAGCAGCTTCTAATTGACTTTTCTTCATTGACTCTTGCTGAGCTAACTGTGCCTCTGTTGCAGAAATTACTTCATTAGTCTGTTGTATTTTAAGGTCTCTTATTTCTTTCTCTGTCTTGCCTTGTGCTTTCAGAGTATTCTCCATTGAACTAGTAATGTCTAACTGTTGCTGAGCAACATCTCTTAGTTTTTCTGCCTCTGCTAAACCTTCTCTCTGTGCCCTAGTAGTTCCATCAACTAGTCCCTTTATATCGTCCCAATAAGCTACAATCAATCCTAAAGCCACAACTAAAGCACCGATACCAGTAGATATTAAAGCTCCTTTAACTCCTTTTAAAGTCTTTATAAACCCTTTAGCTCCAGTAATTACCCCCTTAACTGACCCAGATAGCTCCTTTACTTTACCAGCATAACCACCAGTAGCTTGGTCTAGTACCTCAAAACCTTCTCTATTCTTTTGCCCAGCCTTTGATACTTCCTCTAGTTTGTTCTCTAGGTTGTTTAAAGCCTTAACCGCCTTGTCAGTTTTAGCAATTACTTCAACCTCTACTTTTTCTGCCATAGCTCATTCTTTAATTGTTTATATCCTTCTTTCATTGTTTCTGGTATTTTATATTTGCCTTTCGCTACGTCTATGTATTCTCCTTTAAAGTCATATTGTAAGCCTTCTAGTATATCTTTAATCATATTTTTTAGTTTGAATTTATAAATATATCGGAATCAAAAGATGAGCCCTCGTTTGAGCCAACAGTATAAACGGCTCTTAAAGAAACCTTGTAAGTTGTTTTATTTTCTAAAGACGTAATTGTTTTGCTCGTTCCAGTTTCTGAGCTTAAAAATTCATTGTTTAAATAAATATCGTACCTATCAAAATTAGAGTCTGTAATAGCTCCCCATTGCAATCCAATACTTGTACCCCCTTGACTAGTCACTTGCAAACCTTGTACTCTTCCAAAGCTCCCTATTTGTCCGTTAATCTGTTGTCTAGTATCTGCTTTAAGGTTATACAATTCCAAGTCACTCTTGTTCGTTAATAGGTTTGTTTTTACACTGTTTATTCTGTATTCTGTTTTATCAATAATAAAGATGTCGTTTAAATTATATTTTAAAATTATATTTAAAGGCAGATAAGCTGACACTTTTATTTTGCGTGAATTTCTAGCAAATAAATTAGCCACATAGTTTCTGTAATACTTAGTAAATAAATCATTTGATTGATTAAGTTGTGCGGCAGTCCCAGAACCTAAAGTGTATTCGTCAATCTCTACGCCAAAATTTAAAGTTTCTGTTAAAAACCCTGTTGTTGTATTTGATATAGAATTAGAAGGTCTTAAATAGCTACCTATTCCAATAAGCGTATCGTCTAAGTTATCCCATAATAAACTTGTAGTTGATGTTGATGTTGAAGCTGCATAAAACAGTAAAGGCTTTCCTATCGTTGGCTCAAATTTCTTGTCTAACATTACACCTTGTCCAATTGTTGTAAGTGTTCCATCACTTTCATCGCTCAAACGTTCGTACATCATTTTCTCAAAATCAAGCTCTATCTTATAGTCGCTTCCATCCCATTCATCATTCCCATAACTTTCTTGTGCAAATACATTGCCTTGTAATTCTTCTGCATATTGAACTAAGAAAGATTTTTTACTTTTAAAATCAAAAACCATATTCTTAAACTGCAATAGTTTTGACACTGAAGATTTACTTGTGTCCACGTATTCGGTAATGTCATAAGATACACCAGCGTTATAATAGTCATCTAAAGGTAAAACATTAATAACTCCATCTTCTTTGTACGCAGTTAAATTGTACATTAAAAACAAGTTCTTTAGAAAATCAAATATTTTCATTTTAGGCATTTGCCTCCTTATTGTAATTGTGTTTTCTGATGCTGGTGCGTCTTTTTCATAATTAGATTGGCGAAGAGTTGTAAACTGTCCACCGCCATTGTCAAACACTTCTTTAACTAATAAACTTTGCGAAATTCCCACAGTGTTTTCAGCAACTATATTTATTACTGAAAGTATAGGCATCTCGCCATAAGTTTGAGGTGTAAAGTCATAACGAAATGTTTGGTCTCCAGTTCCACTCTCTTCAAATAAAGTTGCACTATTTGACCCCCTTATTATTTGCACGTCATAACTTTGATTTTGGTCAAGCGTTGTGACTGTTAAATAAAACTCATATACTATGTAGCCAACAAACATAGATTCATTTGTGTAACGAGGTCTTGCTACTCTAAGTTCGTCACCGCTTACAAGTTCGTAATTGTTTCCTGTATTTACTGGTTGAAAGAATAAATTAGAAATATTTTGAACACCACCCCCTTCAATGGAATTTGACAAAAACCCTTCCTCTCTGTGAAGCCACATATATAACTCTCTAAAGTTTGGACTGTTAAAAAACTCTTCACTAAACTTAATTTGTGGATAAGTTGTTTCTATTGCATCAATAATAACTTTAGTTTTTAAAGCTGGTTTTAAATCTGCGAAGTTTATCCAATTATCTGTTATGTGGTCTTTGTATTTTCCATTTTTATATCTCATATTTTTACTGTGAGTTATAAGAGGGAATATTAAGTCATCACCTTCAGCAGTACCAATAAACTTGCTTTTAACAAAATCGTTAGTTAAAACGAAATTTAAAGAATCTGGATATGTTAAAGAGCTTAATTCATTCTCTGCTAGTAGTTCTTTAAACTCAACCGTTTCACCAGTAAATACTAATTTATAAGAATAAGCTACATTGTTTTTTAAATCAACCGAAGTAAGCCGCATCTTACCAGACTTGTAATTAACACCATTTAGCTGAATAAGTCCATCGCCTTGATACCTAGCATCAAAACTATTATTAACGTCCACATCATAGTAATGCTTGAAAAACTTATTATTGTGCTTAGAAGCTGGAACGCTAAACTGTTGGCTAAA